CTCGGCTGGTGGGTTGATATCAAGATAGGTAAATGTATCAGTCACAAGGAGATGAAGCATCCTGTTGAGTTTGCCAAGGACAAAGGTGCCATAATAGATAGTGTGACATACGGGCCCCGAGACAACAAGCGGGAACTAGTCCAGATACTTGAGAGCAAAGAATACCATAAGGCTGACATACTCCACACTATACCTGATGAAGTTATTGAGTCAAATGTGTGCATAACATCAGAGCTGGTAGAACCACGGCACGTTAGGTTTCCCGTCAGATTGTGCGATAAGGAGAAGGAACCTAAGCCAGAGGGTAGGAAATTCGGTGTAGGGACGGCACAATTCAAGCATGACCTCAGTAATTATATGGAAAAGGCAAAGAAGGTATTGTCATACTTTTCTGGATCGTATATGACTATGTCAAGTAAAGGGAGGAAACACCATTTATACGAGATGGCCCAGAAATTGCAAGACCCCAATGTTGTGTCAATTATGTTAGATATAGAGGGGCATAATCAATCAATGCAACCTGACAACACTAGTGACATACTTGAGTTCATTGGTGAATGCAATGGGGAATCAGGTTGGGGAAAGCTTGCACAACTTTTCAATCACCTTGAAATATACTACTATGATACCTATGAAGATAATGTGATTATAAGTAAGGGTCAACTTGGAGGGATAGAAGGTTGGATGAATCCTGTCTGGAGCCTGGTGACTTTGCAACAATCAAAATTACTGAAATACCGCACTAACGTTGAAGTCGTTGATTTAGGTGCTTATTCAGACGACATTAACATATTGGCCCGGCTTAATGAGAAGACACAAGAGGCTGTGAACAATTGTCTGAGTGTGATAGCTCGTGACTTATTCCTCGGAGGCTTTATAGTCAAGGCAAGTCAAACTGCAGTATCGCCAAGTAGAGTCACCATGTTGAGAACACACTGGATAGGGGGGAAGAGAAGCGATTCAACACTAAAGCGTCTATTATCAGTTACTACAGCAAATAATGCAAGGGTACAGGCAGATGATATTGAAGTTGCAGCTATCTGTTCAGCTGTAAATAGTGCGTTAGAAGGCACGTATCATCCAATTACATGCACATACCTAAAATGGGCCAAATCCTGCCTTGTAACGTATCGAACATATTGCTCACTATTTGAAACACCTAGAGAAAATTCCCTCATATCTCCTGATGAATTACCACCAAATATATCCTCAGCATTATACAATAGGTCAGCACCAGTGACTAATGACCTGTCATCTAGCAAGATTGACTACGAGTTAGTCGCAAGAGTGAAGATTAAAGACTTAGTTGATAATTCAGCCGATGAATATTATGTAAAAGCATGTGAGCGGTGGTTTGAAGCAATATCGAATGGCTCACTTGACGAGCATAAAGAGATAAATGCGACAGATGCACTACTCTACTTCATATCGCATGATTCTACTTTACAAGACATTTGGTTCTTACTACTATGCTTACCCGGTGCGGTAGGTGGCTTAGGTGCGGAATTACTTATAAACCAAGTTATATCAGGCCATTCAGACAATGTGTTGCGAGTATTCTATTATTGTCATTTAATAGTAAGATCTCGATTTGATAATACTACACATGGTTTGGCGATACTGTCTTCCTCCCTGAAGTATCACATTGAAGGCGGTAACCTAGACCAGCAAGGACATGTCCTATGGAGTGACAGTTCACTTGATACTATCACGACTAGGTTGATTAATAACAAATGGCTGACTAATAGCAGGGTAAAGTCATCAACAGGC